GCGTAGTATCGTCCTGGACCGCAGCCGTACTATTATCGATCTGGTCGCAGAGCTATATGGGTCCGTCGACGACCAGCTCGACTTTTTAATTAAGACGAACAATCTAAGCGGCTCGGAAATCCTGGAGCTACCGAAGGGGCGCGAAATTGTCTACTACGTATAGCGTCATAGCCGGCGATACGTTCGAGAGTATCGCCCGGAAACAATACGGTACCGAGCAGCAGGCAGATTTAATCGCCCGGGCTAACCCCGGCGTTATAGAGCCCTTAACGGCCAGTATCGTTATCGTCGTCCCGATACTACCGTCGGCCCCTAAGAACCTGTTGCCTAACGCCAGCGCCACGACGGACGACGAGGTCGCTATCCTGGTCGACGGGCAGCGGTTCCGGTTCTGGGATTCGGTTACGATTACCCGCAGTCTGGATACTATGGATACCGTCGAATTCGGCGCCCCGTTCGAACCAGATACCCCCGGCTTTCGCGAAACCTTCCGACCGTTCTCGTTCAAATCCTTAGAAGTTACCGTCGGCGGCGATCCGCTGTTTACCGGCACCCTGGTCGCGGTAAATCCGATAATCGAAAACAAGCTGCGGACCGTAGCGGTAAGTGGGTATTCGCTCCCGGGCGTTCTGCAGGATTGTACCGCCCCGGCCAGCTCGTACCCCCTGGAATTTAACGGCCAGGGGTTACAGGAAATCGCCGCGACCCTGGCTGGCCCATTCGGTATCTCAGTACAGTTCGACGCGGACCAGGGCGCCATATTCGACCGTGTGGCTTCCGAGCCCGGTAAAAAAGTCCTCGCGTTCCTGGCCGAACTGGCGAAGCAACGTAACCTAGTAATCGGGAACACTCCGCGCGGGGCGCTCCTGTTTCAGCAGTCCGCCGACGCCGGTAGCCCTATCGCCCGACTACAGGAAGGCAGCGCCCCGGTATTATCCGTATCCCCGTTTTTCAACCCTCAGAATTATTACAGCCACATAACCGGAATCGAACCGGCTATCGTCGGACTACCCGGCGCGCAGTTTACGGTTAAGAACCCGCGCTTAGAAGGCGCTGTCCGCCCGTTAACGTTCAATACACCCGATACGCTAGACGCGGACCTTAACGCGGCGGTACGGGCTAAGGTGGGACGTATGTTCGGTAATATGGCCGCCTACTCGGTTCGGGTCGCTACCTGGCGCGATTCCGACGGGAACCTATGGGAACCGAATACGACGATTAAACTACTAGCGCCAGGCGCAATGATCTACAACGAGTTCGAGTTTGTTATCCGGTCTATCCAATTCCAACGCGATAGCAGATCGGACACCGCCGTCCTGGACCTAGTTATCCCCGGGGCGTTTAGCGGCCAGATACCTACCGCGCTACCCTGGGACGACGAACCGGGCGCCGTGTCGCTTATCTCCGGGATACTGGGGGACTTTTTCTAATGGCTGGTCGTATCGGGAAGTTAATATCCTTTGTCCGTGCGCTGGTCGGGGAAACGAAGGTTAGCGACGTTAAGGTCGACCGCGGCGGGGGCGATAACCGAACCCTCCAACATTTCAGCGCCCCAGGCGACGACGCGTTCCCGCTACCCGGCGACTTCGTGGCTATCATCGGTCAAGCCGGTACCGGGCGCGACTCGGCGGTCGGATACGTCGACCCGAAGAACCTGCAGAAAGCAACCGCCGGCGATAAACGAATCTACGCCCGCGACGCTAACGGGGCCCAGATCGTCGAACTGTGGCTTAAGAGCGACGGGACCGCGACCCTATCGAACGATAACGGATCCGTAACGCTGCGACCCGACGGGGGAACTGTAACCACGACCCCGCTATCGACTTTCGACGCGGACGCGGACGGCTCTATCACCGGTACGAATGGTAACGGGAATTTCGAGCTACAGGCTGGCGGGACTTTTGAAGTTAACGGGGTTACTATCGACCCTGCCGGCAACATAACCACGCCGACGACATTGTCCGCTGCAACGGTAGCCGCGTCTACGTCAATGACTGCGATCGGTAAAGAGCTAGCAGGACACGACCACCCGATTACCGGCGGTTCGAGCGCTCCAGGACCTACAGGACCTAACAACTAATGGCACAACAGGGCGACGTTTTACTATTCCAGACCGACGACGACGGCGAAATTACCGTCGAAAACGGTCTCGTAGAAATGTCCGGAGGGCTGGAAACAGCCGCGTACCTGTCCCTGTTCGGTGGTAATGAAGACGACGACGGGCGCGGGGCTAGCCCCCTTACGTGGTGGGGTAACCTAGACGAAGTCGACCCGGTCCGCCAGTACCGCAGCGAAACTCAGAACCTATTACAAGCGTTACCCGCGACGACCGGTAACTTACGTCGAATCGAAGACGCCGCCGGACGAGACCTTGCTTGGTTCGTGGATCAACGCGTCGCGTCGTCGGTAACCGTAGCGGCCAGCATTCCGGGGATTAACCGGATTAAATTTATCGTGAATATCGAAGCCCGGGGCGAAGAGTCCAGCTTCGAATTCACAGAAAACTGGAAGGCGTCCGCATGAGTTTAGTTACCCCTACCACGGCGGAAGTTAACGCTAATATTATCGCGCAGCTTGAAGCGTCGCTTAACCAGACCATTCCTTTATTGCCGAAGTCGTTTTTACGGGTCCTCGCTAAAGCGCTGGCGGGCGTATTTATCCTGCTTTACAAATACGCCGGGTTTATTTTCCTACAAATTTTCGTACAGACCGCGTCCGACCAGGATACGGTAATTAATGGCGAGACTATCAACCCGCTTAAATTCTGGGGTCGGTTGATCGGCATCGGCGATCCGGTCGCCGCAACTAATGCGGAATTGTCGATTAGTATTACAGTCACTAACCAAACCGGTACCCTACCCTCGAGCACTCAGTTAGTAAATGCTAACAACGGAGTTACGTATATTACGATAGGGGCTGTATTGCTGAACTCAGCAACAGTGACGGCGACTATACGGGCGGTATCGGACCAGGCGGGCGGGGGTGGCGCCGGGGCGATCGGTAACCTAAACCCGTCGGATAACGTTACCTTCGCTAATCCGCTCGCTAATGTCGACCGTACCGCCGTCGTAGTCTCCCAGGTCGTTACCGGGGCGAACGGCGAAAGTACCGAAGCGTACCGGCAGCGAATTATCGATCGATTCCAAAAACAACCGCAGGGCGGGGCTTTGGCGGATTACGAACAATGGGGCGAGGAAGTCGCCGGTATTGTTAATATATTCCCGTATACCAGTGATTGTCCCGGACAGGTTGACGTATTCGCCGAAGCTACTGTCGAATCTTCCGGATCCCCCGACGGCATACCTACCGCTGCACAATTGCAGGCGGTGTTGGATTCTATAGAGTTGGATCAAAACGGCCTGGCCACACGGCGACCCGCTAACGCTCTCGTTAATACGTTCCCAATTACTCGAACGGGGTTCGATGTGAACGTGTCGGGGCTGGTCGTTGACAATCTGGCGCAAGTACAGGCGGATATTACCACCGGGGTAGAGGAATATTTTTTAGAACGCGCGCCCTTCATTGTGGGCTTAACCGTACCCCCTCGTAACGATCGTATAACCAGTAGCGCCGTAGGTGGTGTTGTCGACGACATAGTTAGCGCCGCCGGCGGGATTTTTACCGGAGTTGTCGTAAAACAGTCCGCCGTTGTTATAACCCTGTTTGCGCTGGGGATCGGCGAAAAAGCGAAAGCTAGTACGGTAACGTTTGTATGACTTTTTTTCGGATATTCCAACACCTCCTACCGAACGCGCGCGCGTGGACGGTACTCGTAAATAAAAAGCTACGACAGTTTTTCGAGGGGCTTTCGGGACTCGGGGCGGACGTTAAAACGTTTCTGGATCTGGTGTGGTTGGACATAGACCCGCAGTCCACCCGGGAGTTAACCCGGTGGGAGGTGCAGTTCGGGTTACCAGATACGGGATTATCGGAACAACAACGCCGGGACCGGCTAGACGCTACATGGAAAGCATTAGGTGGGCAGGACCCCGAGTATTTACAAAGCACCTTACGGGGCAACGGGTTCGACGTATTCATCCACGAATGGTGGGTCCCGGGAACTGAGCCCGCGCCAGGGGTTAAACTGTGCGTAACGCCACGCAATCCGTTATTAGTTTTACGTCGCGAGTTTACCGGCGCGGATTTAAAAGTCGATTGTGGGGAAGCCCTTGCCGCCTGCGGGGAGGCATTCGCAGAAGCTGGTAACGGTGTCGAACCGGTAGGCTACCCGCTCGTTAACAAAATTTTTCAGACGGTTAAAGGTTTTACCGCCGCATGCGGGGAATCTGGTGTCGAAGCGGGGGAATCTGGTGTCGAGTGTGGCGAATATGTGGACTTTGTCCAATCTATAAAAAATTACATAGTCCCCAACGACCCGGCTAAATGGCCATATTTTCTATATATTGGTGGTCCGACTTTCGGAGATATCGCCCAGGTCGACCCGAAACGGCGCGACGAATTCGAAGCGCTTTGTTTGAAAATTTGCCCCGCCCAGCAATGGCTCGGTATACTTGTCGAATACGTATAAGGAATTAATACAATGGCCATTAATCCAGGAACACTATTTCCCGGTAAGACGACCCCCGCCGATGCCGACTACCCATTCGGCGGCGCCCAAAATATCACGGTGCCGGGGGACGGCACGGGTACGCCCTGGGTTGCGTCGCTCCTTAACGATATATTCGGTTTGCAACAAGCATTGCTATCAGCTGTGGGCGCTGTACCTAGTGGCACTCCCGATAAGGTGGGCGCGTCGCAGTATTTGGACGCATTGAAGGTAGTTTCAGGCCTGCAGGTAGCTACGTCCGTCGCGGTTTTGGCTGCCGATTTCACAGGGGTTAAAGTAATCCGGACGTCCGGGTTTACAACTGAGACAGATGGGCGCCAATCGCTACTTATCTCTACCGGGAACACTGGGACGGCGAGCACTCTCGACCCTGTTACGGGTGTGCTATTCGACTCGGCGGGCAACGAGTTTGCCATTATCCAGGCGTTTAGCGATGTAATAGACGTTAACGCGTTCGGGGGTCCGACGGCTACCAATATTAACGGCGCTGTGGATTTACTGGATACCGGCAATGACATTTTCACCGGCGGTCAGATGCGGTTCGGAACGGGTCGTCATGATATGGACGATACTGTTACCTTGGATAACGTGGGGGTTTCACGACTTGCCGGTCTGACAATGATGGGAGCAGGCAAACAGGGTTCTACGTTAGACTTCGTTACTGCCGGGGCTAGCAAGATCGGTGTTGACATGATCAACCCGATTTTCAACCGCATGGCAGATATGGCAATCCGAAACGCGACCCTTTCAGGTGTCCGGTTGAAGTCTAAAACGCACGACGTGCTACTTGATGTTTTCAGCCATGTTGCTATCGAGAGAACAAGATTCTCTACCAATGGTTCGCACGGTTTGGAAGCTGGTGAAGGGTTTATGACCCATGTTAACCAGGTGTTTTGTAGCGGAAACACGGGTAATGGTTTTGATCTGATCGATCTGCATACATCGTGGCTGTTTAGCAACTGTTACGCAGAAGGGAATACTGGGCATGGTTATCGCCTGAATAAAATGACCTATACAGTCATGAATTCTTGTGCTTCGGACGGCAGCGGACTACACGGGTACGATATCACAGAGAGTCATACCACTGTATTAAATGGCTGCGGTAATGAGAGCGGTCAGCGCTCAGGCTTTAACTTTTCTTCTAGCACCGCCGAAGGGGAAAACATAGCCGTAACTCTTAATGGTTGCTTTGCATTTAATAACAACGGCAGCAACGGCGGCTGGGCAAACTTCGCACGGGTTGCAGCTGCTAACGATAAGATAAACAGGATTATCCTGAAGGCTTGTAAGTCTCAAGCTCCAGCGTTTGCCATTGAAGATGTAATCGTTACCGGTAAGGGTGCTTATGTTGTCGATGAAGATAACGACTTTCCCAGCGGTATTAAGTCAGCCAGCCAGGGATATATCCACCACGTAAATCGGGCCGTTGTTATTCACGATTTGTCAGTAACCGCCGCTACAGATGTTATCGAGTTATCAAGTCCCCAAGGTAATCAAACTGATTTTGGTGGAACGATTACAGTCCGGGCGGTCAATGGTGATCCCGCATCTGCAGGGGCGAAAAACACTGCTACTTATCATCTATTAGTTGATAAAGGTGTTCTTGGTGGTAGCGTAACAGAAATCGCGGCACTGGGTGTCATAACAGGCGCTGCTGCTAATCATCCATCTTTCACATGGACCCTAAACGGTAACTTCTTAGAAGCGACCCCGATAGCGTCAACCACCGGGACATTTTCTTTCGAAATCTTATGTCAAGGTCCATCGGTGAAGGTGAAATAATGGCGACAGTAACAGCTACCAGAAACTTCAATCCGACAACCGACGTAAAACTCCGCTGTACGTGCGGGCGTCCGGACTGCGACCAGCGGAGCGTAGACCAGAAAACACTAGACCGAGTCCAGTTGATACGCGAAGACCTGGGTCGGCCTATGGCGATTACGTCCGGCGGCCGTTGCCCGAATCACCCGAACGAAGTTACGAAAAGTAAGCTCGGGGACCATCAAAAGCAGACCGCAGTAGACGTCGCCTGTAACGACGAAGCGCTCGAAACTAAGCTAAAGGTCCTGGCCGGACGCCACGGGGCGACCCGGGTAGCTGGCGGCGCTTACTGTGGGTTTGTCCATATGGCGTGGACCGAGACCGAACGGACCGACGTACCTACCTGGGGCTACTGATATGAAACTGTTAGATATCGTTAAGACCGTGGGCGCCGCCGCAGTGCGGACCATGGTACCCGGGGGCGGTCTGATTCTGCAGGCGGTTAACGAGTTCCTACCGGACGATAAGAAGCTCCCGGCCGACGCAACGGGCGAGCAGGTCCGTAGTGCGGTCGAGTCTATGCCGGCCGAATACCAAGCGGAACTTATTAACAAGGACTTCGACGTCGAAATTACCCAGATTAAACAGAGTAACGAAACGTTGCGGGTAATGCTGCAAGCGGACGCGTCCAGCACCCACACGACCCGGCCGTATATCGCTAAACATGCGTTCCACGTTGTCGCCCTGGTCGCCATTGTGGCTATCGGTATCTGGGGCTATGGCGTAACCACGAAGCAGGCCGACTTAGTCGACGCTGTTACCGGTGGCTGGCCGTTCGTAGCGGCTGTTATCGCTCCGTTTGTGTTACTCTTGCGGTCATACTTTGGTATTTTGAAGCACGAACACCGCCAGCGGCTTAACGGCGGCGCTGAACAGTCGACCCCGTCCGGCCTGGGCGGTATGATATCTGCAATAATTGGAAGGAAATAACCACATGGCAGCCAAACCGAAAGGCCCAATCGTAGCGCCCCGCCCCGCTCCCGGTACCATTGGCGGACGCGGTAAGAAACGAGAGAAAAAGAAAGGCGAGTAAAAATGTTACTTTCCGCGCTCCTGGGCGGCCTCGTTGCCGCCGCAATATTCCAGCCGACCGCTACGCGATTATTCGCCGCGGTCGTTTTTGTATCTATAGCCTGGGCGCACGAGCTAGCATTCGTGCACCTTACAGGGCTCCCGTATTACGCCAGCGCAGGTGCTGGAGCTTTGGCGATTATCGTAGCGCTTAAACTACTGGACCACCCGCCGCGGATAGCTTTAACCCTGGTCCGTATCTGTTTGGTTTCAATCGTGTTAAATTTCATCGGGTGGGTGTTGTGGGTGACGTATTCGGAGCCCGCGCCGTATAACGTCGCGACATTTTGCGTATTTGTTTGGGCGTTAATAACCTTACTTTCCAGGGATAAACAGGATGATTCCGGAGGACGTCTTACAATGGATCTATGGCGCGCTGGTTTTCGCCGCTATGCTTATCAACGGTTACAACTACTACCGCGGAATGGTTCTTAAGCATGAACGCCAGCAGCTTGATCGACGATGTCAAAGTAGCTATTACGGTCATTTTGACGGGGTTAGGGACGGGCCTGTCGATGTTTCTTGCCCTCATCCCGAACGATATAGGGAAACTCGCGTCGCTTGTCGCAATTGTCCTTACCGGGATCCTGATTCGCAACCATCTTCGCAACGGTAGAAAACTCGACCTGGAAAACCGGAAATTGCAAATAGAAGTCGCACAGCTCGAAGCCAAAGAAGTCGAACGCGCCGCACTGGCCGCGGACCGTAAGAAACGCGGGCTACCGATACGCCGCAGCGATGAACACTAATGCCCGTACCGATCGATATAATCCTGGTCCGTTGGGCCGCCCTTGTGGTTATAACACCACACGCCACCCCCGCGACGATGGGGGAACAAGTACCCGCCACAATGGCACGTATCGAAAACCCCGGAACGCGTTAACCATTCCTTCGTGCGGCTCATATCGAGGCGCCAGTCGACGGCATAGCACTCCCGACACTTCGGCGGTCGGATATAATCCCACAATTCGCGCTTAAGCGATCGACGCGCCCGACACTGGCCGCACCGGTAATGTTTCCGGATCCGGGCATTACCGTTGAGGCGCTGGCAGTATTCCGCCGCTCGTGTTTCCCAGGACCAGTTAACGGTATTCACCCCTATGTCGCAGCAGTTGCCGCACCTTGTTAATAACCCAGCTGTCTCGGGGCAAATGGCAGCCCGTGGCGCCGTCCCAGTCCTGGAACGCGGTATCGTACCAATCGATACGCCACCCGTGGACCGCCTGCAGGTCTCGCAGCTCGTTAGCCCAGGCCTGCCAGGTATCGTCCGTAACGATCGAATCCCCAAGACTGTAGTAAATATACGAATGCACGAGCATCTGGGAACGCCGCTGGCGGATTCGTTCCGGTATGGTCTGGGTAACCACGATTAAACACCTCTCAATGGATCGACCAGTTTACGGGCTTCGGCGATATAGTAGTCGAAGTCGATGTTATCCCGGTCCGCGTCGCGGATATCGTTACAGGGTGCAACCAGGCGCCCCACGTTAAGCCCAGTACGCCGTATTTCGTACTTCGATCGGTTCTTCGTGTTAATCCGTTCGTCCCACGGTAAGCCGTTGGCGTCCAGCTCGTGCGGTGGTATTGCTGCGAAGTCGCCGGATAACGCTGCCATGGTTAAATCGCCGATAGTATCTTTATAAAACTGGTCGGTTAACTTCGTGGCGCGCTTCCAGGACCCGACGACGTTACCCTTAGCGGGTGGGCTGATTTTGGTCAACGCGCCGCCGTCGATGCCGATATAGTACCGGCTGATTTTTTGGAGCTGGCGTTCGTTACCGGACGCGTCGGATATAACGAGCTGGTCCGCCCGTCCGACTTTCGTACGGAGCATAAAGTCGAAAATGTTGTCGTGGTTCCGGATGAAGTCCGCGATATCTTCACCTCGCACGAGCGCCGCTTCGGCCGCCATGGCTACAACTAGCTGCCCGTGGTTTTGATGCCAACCCATTTTATATTCGTAGGCGCCTTTACGTTTAACGCCCCCACCGTCGTATTCGCCGATATAGTTATTAACGTCCCGAATAAACATTCGCGAATAGATAACGCTTTCGAGTTCCAAACACGTAAACGACTCCCACCACTTACAAACGGCTTTCATGTGGTCGATATAGCCACGGGGGCATTTAACGGTAATACCGTCCGTGTTCGCCTGGATCATCGATAAGCCGGGAATTTTTAACAGTTGCTCCGCTAACATACATAATAAAAGCTGACCGTTAATCGTAATCGACATAGTATATTGAGGGTCGTAAAACGGGCTATATTTATTGTTGCTGTCCCCGTACGCACCGTTTCTGGCTAACTTAATCGCCGTATTTAACGGGGTCCCTTTTTCATAATTCGCCCGTTCTTCTTTAAGCATTGCATCCACTACGCCGAACTGGCTACTTAAATGTTCCGGGAACAGGTTATTAGCAGCGCCCAGGCTGGGATAGAATCCGGCGACGTCCCAGTCGTAGATAACGTGTTCGTCGTCGGTATAAACTATCGTCGAATCAATCGACCCGTGTATCCCGCCCGTACCGAAGTCGAATTTAAAGCCGTCAATGTCCGCGTGTAACCCAGTAAACACCCCTTTCGTTTCGGTAATAACCTGGGCAGCGAGCCAGTTTTTAACGCGGTTAAATTCGGACCGTTCAAAACTGATATACGGGAAAATAACTTCGCCGATATTAATAACCGCGCGGGGCGTTTGTTGCGTAATGCGACCTTCGGGACCTTTTCGATAGCAGCAGCCCGGGTTAGCTTTTTCCAGTTCCATAACGAAAAGCTCGGTCCCGATTTTTTTATCGCTATGGTTTAAAAAGTTCTTACCGTATTTCGCGCCCAGGTCCTCGCGAAACTCTATCATTTCGATAGATTCAATATAAAATTTTTCGGTTTCGTCGACGTCGTGGTCGTTGTATTTGCAGAGCCCCGGCATTTGCTCAAGCGTAAGCGGGACGCCTGGTTCGAACGGTAAGTCCTGGATATTCTGGGACCGCATGTTAAATTCGAGCATTTTTAAAGAAGTGCGGCGGGCTTCGTTGTCGAAGTGGTGGATTTTAAACAGGTCGATTTGTTGGATGTGGACGTCGCTATCCCAGACGACGTTATCGAACCGGCGTTCCCAGGGGGTCGCGATTATCGCCGCGGACTTACCGTGTATATCGTCGATAGTTAGCCCGTGGTGATAATTGTCAATTATAAAATGTAGGACCGGGTAATCATACCCAACGTTGTTAAATCCGACCAGCCGCGACCCGGCGCCCTTCAATGAGTGCAGGAAAACCACAAAGTCGCGCAGATCGTTGCGGCGGGGGCTCACTTCGAAAAATAAGCGTGTACCGCTGTTCGGGTGTTTGAATGAGCAGGTAAAAATATTCGGGTAGTTTTCTTCGTCGTATATCCAGTCGAGCGGGTTAAATGGTACCAGCTCGCTAGCCCAGTCCGGGGCGCCGCAATGGGAACATGCGGTAAGCTCCTGTTTATAGAATTTACCGCACCCGTTAATCGGGTCGCACTTACGACGCCCGCGAATCATACTCTGATCCCCGAGATTACGAACTGACCGAATTTATTACGTCCACGAACTCTCGACCATGGGCCACCACACTCAACCGAATATGTAGCGGAATCGTCATTTGCGACCGCTTGTTCCCAGTATTTACGGTCGAAATTACCGCCATGTTCAAGCACTACAAAATGAACGACTTTGGTTTTACTTTCGGGGTTTACTCCGGCTATTTCCCCGCCTACAACATGATCGAAACCACTAAGCTTGTCGGGAATAACTCTTTTTACGTCGGGGTATCGTCTATCGCATTCCGTGGGCAATAACATCACAGGGTCGTAATATCCGTCGTCGAATTCAGTTTCGCACCAATGAAGCCTGTGCCCATCCGTCCCATAACAAATACCATCAACTACGTAAAGATAATTCAGATAATACCGTACATCTTTAATACCACATGCCTTAGCGACCCATTCTTCGGGTGTCTTCGGGTTCTTCGTTCTGGCGGGTGCAAAATAATTTAAAAGCATGTCCAATTCAATCTGTTCTAATTGGCGACCCTCTTTTCTGGCGTTGTATAGGGTGTTATACGCTTCCGATTTTTTGGGCTTATAGTTCGTTGACAGCTTCATACCCGCCCCCAGATAAACGCGATAGCCTGGCCGGTGGCGCGCAGTTTGCCCATGAACCCGAGCCTGTGGATAGCCGGGATATAACGAGCGAACAGGACGCGTTTAGGGGCGGCACTGGGCGCCACGGCTGTAACGAGTTCGTCGCGTCTGCTAAGAATGAAATCGCCGCGAAGGTCTAAAATTTGTTTCCCTTTGACTTTCGAGAAGTGCATATCGGAACCTGCAGGAAGAAACGGGGGCCGAAGCCCTCGTCGGGTGGGTTTAGTCAGCAATATAAATGCGACTCTTGTTTTCTCGCTGGACTATCAACTCCCCCTCGTGTTGAAACTCCTGATCCACCGCCGCATGATTAACTTCGTCGGTCTGGATGCAATAGTGGATCTGGCAACCAGCAACAATCATATTACCGATAGTCACGAACCAATTTGAACTGCCGCGATTAGTCTTTACACCCAGTGTTTCTTCATCGTTAAGCACGGCGGATACTGTCCCAAAAATGGCCTTGTATTGTTCACCGTCTGGAGCGACGAACCAATTGTCGGTGGTTATTAGATATTTTTCATCGATTACAGGATACATGATGATACCTTCGTTATATGAGGGAGCCGAAGCCCCCGTCGGGTGGGTTGGTTAAGCGCGGGGCATTGCTGCGATTTGTTCCGCAGTGATACCGGCGGCCAGGAGTTGCGCTTCGGTAAACGGGTTACCGTTGCCGTCCAGGTACTTAACTTCGACCGGTACCACTGGCGCGGCCGGAGCGTTCCCAGGTTGCGGGATTAACAGGTCTGGCGCCGGCTGTACCACTGCGGCCGGTTGCTGTACCACTGCGGCCGGTTGCTGTACCACTGCGGCCGTTGTGGCTGCACCGCCGCCGAATGCGTCCGCAGCGCTGGTACCACTATCGGAAACGATCGGGACGCCAGCACGGGCCAATTCGAACTTATCGGGGTTAATGTAAACGCCTGGCGATTCGGTCGGACCGTTACCCCGAACTCCCAGTAATGCCCGGCAATAATCGCCCGTTTTAATTTCCTTTTCGTCGGCAATTTGCTGGATAGGTTCATATTTCCCAACGTGGTAGCACTTGACCGCGAAGCGGGTATTACACTGCACAACCCAATGACCCGCCCAACCTTCCCGATCCGCTGGTTTCTTACCTTTCTTGTTCGGGACCTGGCTATCCCCGTCGATAATTTTCCAGGAAAAATCTGCAGCACCATACTCCCCGGCTGGCCAGTCCTGGACGGCTTTATCGTGGATTTGCTTACCCCATGGGGTTTGATTCCAATGGGTTTCCCCGGCCTTGGGTACGGCTACCGCGAAGTAGCTATCGGTAACCTGCAACCCCGTTACTTTATCCATCAGCGGTACATCGAGCCGCGTTTCGGGGTGTTTGAATGTCACGGGTCGCCGTGCCATAGGGTGGCCGTTAACAACGCGACCGGTGATCATTACTTCAACGTAGGGTGTATTACTCATATCGTAAATACCTGTTTGGCTTTGGTTCCGTTGTCCTGGGTAACTTTTACCCCGGTTCGTGGTTGTGTAGAATATGCCTTAATGACGGCTTCGTCAATACCTGATTTAACAGCCGCTTTGGGGGTGATTGCTTCCAGCTTCCGCAGGTCCTTACCCATCATATCGCCCATAGCGATAACTTCCGCGATAGGCTTGTCCCATTTCTCGCGGCCGAACGTTGCTTCCGTGGTCCAGCCTGGCACTATTTCACCGGCGCGGACCTTCCCTTCGATCTGGGAGTCGTAGCCGATTTTAAGCGCCTTAAGATGCTTATACGCCCGGGTTACTAGCGTCGCCTGGGTCGCTAAGGCTGCCGTCGATATGTCCACGGGTGCCGGAGCGCTGGCCGCTTCGAACAGTCGGGCACCGGCTGTAATGGCCGCTTCGCAGTTGGTACGCGCAGAGCAGTTCTTACAGTGCGAGCCCGTGTTACAGACCGCGTCCGGACCCAATGCCGTGTGGGCGTTAGCGTGTAGGATATTCGTATACCCCCGCAGCGCCCCGCCGGTGGTTTTCCACTCCCGGATAGGTCCGTCGCGATGGAACGCCCGGGGCTGGACTATCCGTAACGTAATTTTAAGGTCCTGGTCGTGGGTACCTTTAAAACCGAGCTTATCGACGATACCGTCCAGGTACATAAGCGTTTGCCAATTCTCGAACGCTTCGACTGCTTCGAATCCGAACTTATAATCCCAAGCGAATAGCTCGTGGGCTTTGGAGTCATATATCCAGCAGTCCGACGTACCGAACGCTAACTCGTGAATCGCGGGCATTTCGAGCCGCTGTTCGATCTGCAGGGCGCCCAGTAGTCCGCGCTCCTGGCAGAGCTTGAGGACGTTACCCACATATAGCGACGCACCGTCGGTCATTTCTTCGGTAATTACGACGCCGTTTTCCGGACATACCTTGCCGACGTAATCGGCGCAGAGTTTAAAATCCTCGTCGGGCCCATACGATAGCAACGTATCGGCGCCGACCCAATGGGAAGCGGATCCTTCAGCCGCTTCGGGCGTTTCTTCTGTTTCGGGGTACAGTTGCGCCATTAAGACATAACCGGTACAGCCGTCCGGCTTACCCCATATACCAGCCGACGACGGCGCGATAATGGAATGAAGGGACATATTAACCCCCTAGACCGAGCGAAGCGGCGACGGTAGGGATAAGGTCGGGACGGGCGCCCAGCAGCGCTACGGATGCGAGACCAGCGGCAACGGCGGCGGCTTGCATATCGGCCTGGGTTTTACCCGCACCGGTTGCAGCGGCCATTAGTGCCGGGAGTGTGGTGATGCCCGGTGCCGTTGCATGTAATGCAGGCGTAACCGCCACCGTCGGGGTGGTGACGTTCGGGGTAGGGCTCCCAGCTTGTGGCGTAACCGTCGCCGCCGCAGTCGCCGCAACGTTTGGGACCGCGTCAACAATCGGAGCGATGGCGGGCGTTGTCGTAGGGGAAGCCACAACGGGGGCAGGTTGTTCGTTTGGGGTCGGTACAGCCATGGCGGCGCGGAGTTCCGCTTCGACCTGGGCTACGAAGTCCTTATCGACTCCGCGCTTAGCCTTCCAGGATCCGTCCGCCTTTTTCGACTTGGTACCCGCGTGGATTCGTTCGTCCCAAGGCAGACCGTTTTTATCCAGTTCGACGCCAACAGATGCAGGGAATGGCGTAACAGTAGCAACCGTCGGCGTCACGGTAACAATTGTCGACGGGTCCACGTTTGGGAACGCTTCGGCGGCGGTTGTTTCTTGTCGCAAGGGTTCGAGGTCGATTGTTTCGAGAGCTGGGGCGGCGGTTGGTTCCCCGGATACAGTCGCGATAATTTGCACGTCGGCCACTTTCCCGGGGAGCTGTACGACTTTCGGCTCCGTGGATAAGGTTACAGTCTCGACAACGCGTTCGCCGTTCTGGTCTACACCGGTTACGTCGACGGTTTGACCCGGTCCCTCAGTGGTCGAACAAATCGGGGCGTTGCCCTGCTTTTTCATATCGACAGCCAAACCGTGCAACATATCGGCGGCGCGGGTTAGGGCGTTATAGTCGTTTAGCGGGATGGTTAAGCTAATGGAGTTTGTCATGGTTTCGGGTTCCGTTTGGTTATTGACGACGTCGATATTATAGCGTAATGTTCAACCCGTCAACAGGAAATAACAAACGAGTTGCTTAAATAATGAAACTTCGCCCATACCAGCAGCAAGCCGAAACCGACATATATAACGAGTGGAATATCGCGAATAGCAACATAGCGGCCGTGTTACCCACCGGCGCCGGTAAAACTATATTGCTGGCTAATATTGTCCACCGACATAACGGTCCAGTGTGTGTAATCGCCCATCGGCAAGAGTTAGTTTCTCAAATTTCAATAGCTTTAGCGCGTGAAGGTGTCCGACATAGAATTATAGGCCCTAAAAACGTCGTTAAGTTGTGCGTTAACCTTCACATGGTGGAAGTGGGGAATAGCTATTACGATCCGTCGGCATCGTGCGCCGTTGCCGGCGTCGATACCCTGGTCCGTCGCGGGGACGACTTAAACGGTTGGTTGCAGTCGGTAACCCTGTGGGTTCAAGACGAATGTTTCCCCGCTGGTACGTTAGTAGACGGTCACCCTATCGAGACTATCAATGTAGGCGACTATGTAACCGCATTTAATGAAAAAACAGGAGGGTTCGAAAAGCGGCGAGTAGAACGATTATTTAAAAATCCAACACCTACCGAATTGGTTAGTATTCAAGCCGGACACCATGTGTTAAACTGTACAAAAGGGCATCCAATTTGGACAGATAGAGGGTGGGTTAATGCGGGAAATATTACCGAATCCGATAGCGTGTACGTTTTGCAAAATTTCGATATTCAAAACCGGGGAGTCGCAGCGGTATCGGTGGCGGAAAACAGGGAGGATATTTTGTTCGAAAACATGCGGCAATGCACACCGGGAACAGAATCGACCACCGAGGAAAAAACAACCCCTGCCGATTGTGAGTTGTACGACGTGTGGGAATCTGGCGAATATGTCAGTGCATCGAAAAGTGCAATACCAGAAGACGGGGCGCGCCTATTGCAGCCTGGAATGTTCGAAGGCATACAAAGCGAAACGATCATCCGAAACAATGGTGGAAACGAACCGGAAATATGCGTCGGAACGAATGACGAAAAACAACCCAATGCATCAAGCAGACATTCGCGCGAAAATGTCGGCGACGTTGAAGCGGATAGGTCATTCGCCGAAGATTCGAGGGGGCAACGGTCGACCGGCGACAGAAGCGGAAAAGATGTTATCGGAGATATTCACAATTCACGGTTTCAGTCTCCAGACGATAGTACGGACGGGTGCATATCGCGGGGCGAACGGAATGCCGAATCATTACAAAATAGACTGCGGGAACGAGTTGTTAAAAATAGCAATCGAAGCCGACGGGACCAGTCATTGCAGTTTAGAGCGCCAGGCCCAGGACGCCAGGAAGGACGCGTTTTTGACTGGCAAAGGGTGGGTAGTGTTTCGATTCTCAAACGCGCAGATATTGAGCGATCCGGAAAAAATCAGTTCGACGGTTTTGTCTACAATATCGAAGTTGAAGGGTTGCACACCTATGTAGCGGAAGGCGTGGTCGTTCATAACTGTCACCACGTATTAAAAGAAAATAAATGGGGTACCGCTGCGGCGATGTTCCCCAACGCTAAAGGCCTGGGCGTTACTGCCACCCCCACCCGGGCGGACGGTAAAGGCCTGGGGCGCCACGCGGACGGATTGTTCGACGTTATGGTCCAGGGTCCCGGTATGCGCGAACTTATCGATATGGGCTACTTAACCGATTACCGGATATTCGCGCCACCGTCGGACCTGATTATCGACGACCAAAAAGCCGGGGCGTCGGGCGATTGGTCCAGAGCGCAGTTGAAAACCGCCGCTAAAAAATCACATATCATCGGCGACGTTGTCGGGCATTATTTACGAATCGCACCGGGTAAGCTGGGCGTAACGTTCGCTACGGACGTCGAAACCGCTACCGATATCGCCGCGCAATTTAACGCCGCAGGAGTACCGGCCGAAGTCGTTAGCGCCAAAACACCCGACGCGGACCGTATCGCTATCCTGGCCCGGTTCAAACGTCGCGAATTGCTGCAGCTCGTTAACGTGGACCTATTCGGCGAAGGGTTCGACCTTCCCGCTATCGAAGTCGTTAGCATGGCCCGACCTACCCAGTCCTTCGCGTTGTTCGTCCAGCAGTTCGGACGGGCGCTTCGCCTTATGATCGACGGGGCGCTATACCCGATATGGGACACAATAACCGACGAAGAACGCCGGGCGCATATTGCCGCCAGCTCGAAACCGGCCGCTATCATTATCGACCATGTGGGTAACGTGGAACGCCACGGGCTACCAGACGCGTACCGCGAATGGTCGCTCGACCGTCGGGAGCGTCGTAGCAGTTCGGCGCCGTCGGACGTTATCCCAGTCCGTACGTGCCTCAACCCCGATCCGATTTGTCAGTTTGTCTACGAGCGCGTTTATAAAGCTTGCCCAGAATGCGGCTACGTTACGCCGCCGGGCGGCCGATCACTGCCGGAACAGGTGGATGGTGATTTAATCGAGCTGTCCGACGAAGCGCTGGCGATACTTCGGGGCGCTATTGCCGCTGTGGATATGACCGAAGCGGAAAAGCTCGCCGAAGTACAAGGCAAATACATGCCGATTATCGGCCAACGGGCGGAACTCAAGCGCCACCGGGAACGCCAGGAAGCCCAGGAAGCGTTACGGGCGTCTATGTCGTGGTGGGGCGGTTATCACCGGGCCGCCGGTCAGGACGATAGCGAAATTTACCGCCGTTTTTTCTTCGCGTTCGGGCTGGACTTTATGACCGCTCAAACTTTGAAAGCTGCCGACGCCCTGGCGCTGGCGGAACGGGTTAATTTTAAATTGGGAGAACTAGCAAATGTCTAAAGAATACGATACCGACCAGATTTTAGAAGCCGCTAAGGTACTTATCAGCATGGCCCGGAAACAAAGTTCGGACCCGATGGCGGCTAAAATGGCGCTGGAAGCGGCTGCAACTCAGATCGAACGCGAATACACAGCGGCGGTACACGCGCAGGCATTGTTTAATGCACTAAAAGGGAGTTCGTAACATGCCGGATAGATACCTCGTTCGGGAAGAATATATCGAGGCCGAAGGTACCTATATCGGCGCGGTTTCGTATGGGTATGTTTGCAAGGAATGGACCTTCCATTATTCGGATGGCACGACGGAAACGGTAACAACCAGGACGCCGAAGCCATGAACCTTACCCAGTGGGCAATCAAACACGGCATACCCTACGCAGCCCTGGACGAACTGCGGCGAGAGTTCGGCACCATATCCACGGAACCGGCGCAGAGTATCGACGCCCTTAGCGAAGCGGCGGTCCAGAATAACGTACGGCTGGAAGCGAGCCGGAAGGGTGGGCGGCTATGGCGTAACAACGTCGGGGCGTATAGCGAACGGCACCCGCCGACGCCTGGTACGCGTTGGGGGCTCTGCAACGATTCACACCAACAAAACAAGATAATCAAGTCTGCGGACCTGATCGGAATTCGCCCCGTGGTTATCGGTCCGGGGCATATCGGGCAAACGTTGGGCCTATTCGTGGCGCGGGAGTGTAAGCCGGGCGGCTGGCAATATCGCGGCGACGAACACGAACTCGCACAACTTAAATTTTTAGAACTGGTCGCAGCCCTGGGCGGGGACGCGTCGTTCGTAATTGGGGAGGGGACGTTATGACCATCTACGCAACACCGTTTAAAAACCGCACGAAGAAAACGACCGGACCGTCGACGGATTCCGGGTTCGAATCATTGGACCAGGTCGTCGCGATGATGGGGGAGCCGTTGAAGACGACCCGCCAAATGGTTATCTACGGGGATATGACCGATCGGATCGTTTACAGCACGTTTGTTTTTACCTTGTCGACTCATGGTCTACGCACTGTTGACGACCCCGCCATTAACCCGTAGTATCCGTTTTAAAGGTGGTGCGACCAGCGACGAAAGGGTCGGGGAACGTAACAGACGGAGCCGACCACCACCCCCATAACTAATTAACAGGTGTAACCGCAATGCAAGATAAAACGCACGTAATGAAAGTAGCGCGCGACATGGTCCGGAAGTCCGGGCTTATCAACCTGTCCCGTAGCGAACTTTGCGCCCGGGCCGGGATCGCGGACGGGTCCTTCCCGCATGTTATGGGTTGCACGTTCGGGGACCTGCAAGAACAGCTCCGCGCGGAAAACCTGGTCCAGCCGATCGCACCGGTTAGTAAGTCCCGGGTACCGGCAGCACTGCGTAAGGAACATATCCTCGCGGTTGCCGTCAATCAGGCTAAAACCACGGGTTACACGAAAATAACGCGGGACGGTATCGCCGAAGCTGCGGGCGTGTCATTCGGTCTGGTTACTAAATATTTCGGCACAATGAGTAATTTAAAACGGGCCGTAATGGGCGAGGCCATTAAACAGAAGATTCCCGAAATTGTCTTACAGGGTATAGCGTGCGGCGATAAGCGAGCGCTGAACGCCCCCGAAGCATTGAAGCAGGAAGCATTAGCCAACTGGTAAGGGGTTCGACTTATGAAACTAGCAATAACTGAAATAGTAAACCAATATGGAAGCGGGTTTAAGTCGCTTAAAGAACTGGTAGAACTGGGGTGCGCCCTCGCTGAACACCGCCCTACAACATTAGGGGGTAACACTAAAGAGGGGATTTTTTACCAAGCGGACATGCTACATAAAAACCCGCTATTTATAAAAATCGCTGAAACCGAACTGCGCCGGTTAGATGCTGGGTATTCGCATACCATAGACTTGATACCTCCACCATTACCTTTATGCTTCAGTTGGAGCCCTAAATTTAGGTACTACGTAACACCTACAGACGATGTCACTATTACCGTATGTCTTGAGTTTTCAAATAGTGACAGTTGGGAAATTGGGAAACTTCTAACCATCAAAAAAACTCAAAACGGTTTACTGATAGACCCTGTAAAGGGTGTCACCGACGAAGCCGCGCAGCATCACCAGCGAACAATCACTTTATTTTTAGACGCGTTAGACCGCGGGATTATTACTCTAGAAAAAGAAAACCGCCCGACGTTCGTTAAAAAAGGTTGTCTTAATATCCCGAAGTGTACTGCCCGACGGGCGAAGCATGGCGCCCGGGGTCGATTGGTTGCAACACACCTTCGAAACGCATATTACCGTGTCCTTCGTGCGCCCCGTTACTATCCAGATGGTATTGTTCCAACGGACAAAGCATTACTCCGCCGCGTTCCCGTAAAAGAAACCGTCGTGAAAAGAGATATCGACCAACGGGTCGCAGTCAAAACGAACGGAGTGTAAGTATGCAGCAGTTACCGGACGCGCTGGCCCCTATGGCAGCGTATAACCAGTTTTGTATTTATCAGCTTTCACCCCGACCAGGGGTTCCAGGTAAAACGGATAAATACCCGTGCGATATTTCAGGGGCAAGAAAAGACGCCCACGACTCGAGCATCTGGATCGACCACGTTACCGCTATAAACGTCGCTACAATGTTCGGTCCCGATTACGGTGTGGGCTTCGTTTTTACCGAAAACGACCCGTTCTATTTTTTCGATATTGATGATTGTCTTTTGTCAAGTGCGGAATGGTCGCCGATGGCATTGGAGTTAATGGCGCGATTTAACGGCGCAGCGGTTGAAGTATCGCAGTCTGGTAGCGGGTTACATATCATCGGAACCGGTAGTCCCACCACCCCCAAAGACCACCGCAGGAAGAAAGCCAAACATCCCGAGACAGGCGACAGCGTTGGACTGTTCGATCTGTATACCGAAAAGCGGTTCGTAGCGTTAACAGGTACTAACATTGTCGGCAATGTCGGCGCCGCAGCGGACCAGGCGCAACTAGATCACATTGTTAATTTTTGGCTTAACCGCGACACCGCGACGACCCAATCGCAAGGCTGGACGACGACCCACGTAGAAGGATCGACACCCCCAGAAACTGACGAAGAACTTATCGCCAAAGCGCTAGCCACCCGAAGCACTGCAGGCGCGTTCGGCGCTGCTATTACGTTCGAACAGTTATGGAATAATGACGATACTCACTTCGGCGAAGCCTACCCGGACGACCAGGGCGTTAATCCATACGATACGTCGCGGGTCGACGCAGCACTCGCCCAGCATTTAGCATTCTGGACGGGTAACAACTGCGAACGAATCGAGCGCCTAATGTGGCTATCTGGGCTCGTTCGCGATAAGTGGACCGCCCATAAGCGCTATATCGGTATGACGGTTACCCGGGCCGCCTCGCTACAAACCAGTTTTTATAGTGCCGGACCGCCGGACCGCGTGCCAGTCGCGCCCATTAACCGGGTCGGGGTAATGCTGGACGGACCGAAACGTCGCGAAGGGTGGCAATTCCTAAGCGTCGACGGACAAGTCGAACTGTTTAAGGGTTGCGTCTACGTCCAGGACGCCCATAAAGTATTCACCCCCGACGGCGCGCTATTGAAGCCGGACCAGTTTAAAGCGACCTACGGCGGGTACGTGTTCCAGCTCGAAGATAACGCCAGCGGTAAGACGACTAAAAACGCCTGGGAAGCATTTACCGAGTCCCAGGGTATTCAATACCCGATAGCCAATAGCTCCTGCTTCCGCCCGGCGATTGCGTCCGGTGCATTGATCGAGGAGGAAGGTCGGGTCCTGGTTAATACCTATATCCCCGTTGAAGTTAACAGCCAGCCGGGCGACGTCGGACCGTTCCTGGACCATCTGCGGCGGGTGTTACCCGTCGAAGGGGACCGGGCTATCCTTGTGGCGTTTATGGCCGCTTGCATCCAGTATAAAGGCCACAAGTTTCAATGGACCCCGCTAATACAGGGTACCGAAGGTAACGGTAAAACACTGTTTACCCGGTGCGTCGCTGCAGCAATCGGGTCGCGTTATACCCACATGCCGCCGGCGGGCGAAATAGCCGAAAAATTTAATGAGTGGTTGTTCCGTAAGCTGTTTATCGGGGTTGAAGATATCTATGTCCCAGACCATAAAAAAGAGATTCTGGAAATACTCAAGCCGATGATTACGAACGATCGGATAGCTATGCGAGCGATGCAAGCGTCGCAGGTAATGGGCGACAATTTCGCTAATTTCATCCTTAACAGCAATCATAAGGACGCGGTCCGGAAAACCAGTAACGACCGTCGTTTCTGTATCTTCTACACCGCCCAGCAATCCGCCGAAGACGTTAAGCGCGACGGAATGGGCGGTAATTATTTCCCCAATTTATACGACTGGCTCAAGGGTGAAAACAAATATGCTGGAAACGTTCCCGGTTACGCCCTTGTGGCTAACTACCTAGCAACCTATGCGATACCGGACGCACTTAACCCGGCCGGCGCTTGCCACCGGGCCCCAACTACCAGCAGCACCGAAGAAGCCGTTACGGCGTCTATGGGCGGGGTGGAACAGGAAATCATGGAAGCGATCGAACAGGGGCGCCCAGGTTTCGCGGGTGGCTGGGTTTCGTCCATGGCGGTCGAACGTTTGCTCGACTCGCTCCGGATGGGTCGGGCGATACCACACAACAAACGACGCGAGTTAATGCAGGGGCTCGGTTACGACTGGCACCCAGCGCTTGCGAAGACTAACGGACGGGTTAATAACGTCGTCGCCCTGGATGGCGGTAAGCCGCGACTATTTATCAAAGGCGGGCATATCCATGCCAATCTAACCAGCGCTGCAGAAGTCGCCCGCCAGTACCAGGAAGCCCAAGGCCAGCCGGTCGGATCGGCGGCGCAGGCGTTCGGGGCGTGACCTGTCACAAAGTGTCATATCCAACGAAGGCCGTGGCACTGGTCGACATTGAACAAATCAACATTAACCGCAAATGGCGCAGCAAGCGGCTGGGCATATCGCCGAAGTCCGGCCGTAAGTTGCGGGTCTACGAGTGCCGGTGGTGTGGTCAATGGCATCTAACCAGCCAGAAGCGGCACAAAAAATAAACATTGACGGCTTCGTCATTATGGCGTAATGTCTGACTATCAACAACAGGAGTCCCAACCATGCAACAACTCAAACAACTGTTAAAAGTCAACCAACACGACCCAGGCGCGGGTAACGCCCGTTTTACTGTTTGGACTCACGATATCGCCAAAGCGGTTAACGAGTTTGACCAGTCGGAAGGAATGCGCGAATCGTTCCGCAAAGCGGCCAGCGATCTGGCTATCGAAGCCGGCGTTATCGCGGCACCCGTCAAGCACGACGAAGTGGCTGGGTCGGTCCTGCAGGACGTCTATTTCCTGCAGCTGCTTGCCGGGTCTCAATTAACAATGCAGCGGTTATCGATCCGTTACGAGAAGTTGCGGGCGGCGGCTATCCATGTATCGGACGACTTCGTTAACGGGGACGATAGCGACGGATGGGACGCGCTGCGGGAGTTGCTAGACCATGATTAGTAAAGTGTATTCGATAAAAATGCCTTCCGGAACCGTTGTTGGAGTAGTGGCGGACAGCCCTACAAAAGCACGAGACCTTTTAGGCGTTAAGGGTTCCGTGGTAATTGGTTCGACTCCGTGGACTCGTACCACGAAGCAGTGCGGCGGCGATTGTGGCGACTGTAACGGTTGTGGGGGTGCGAAATGATACCTAGCAAACTGGAATTAAAAGGCACTATGCACGGCGTCGCAATCGTTGACGGTCGCGGCGATATCAAAGCGGTCATTGACCCGGACGTCCAAACTGTGGCAATGATGCGCCGCGAGGATATCGAACTCGGCGAGCTGTTTTGCCAGGCTCCGCAGATGGCGGAGCGCATTACCCAACTAACTACTGACTATGCGGAGATTCAGCAACTACGCGACGCGGAATTATCCAATATTTACCAACTTCGTAAGGCATTGGATAAAATCTTCTATACCCCAGTATCGGTCGACCGATTGAGTGGGGAAGGGGAAGAACTGCAGGGCATTTACGACGCCGCCGCGGTAGCACTGGCCGAACGACCCGAACAGTCGATCGCACGAGTCCAGGCCGCTACGCTGCGCCAGACTGCGAATAAATACGAGTTGTTAACTATCGACAGTATAAACGTGGCTCTGCTTCGCGCAGATGCCGACGCCATCGAACGGGAGGCAGGACTGTGATACTCCGAGCCATTGTTATTTTATCGGTTCTAGTCGCCATCGGATCCGGCATCGCGTTCGTTATGGGCCTGGGGAGCATTGCCGACCGTGTGGCATTAGTGTTGCTCTGCTGGTCGACGTCGTCGATACCTACCGCCCTGGTATTCGGCAAACTTGCGCATGAGTTGTGGAAGGGGTCAGAACGTGACGACGGTTAACCTGTGTGGTCATTGCAGCCGCAACGGTACGGATTGCCCGATCGGGGCGCCTGGGGCGGCGTGGTGCGTCGAATACCGGCCACACTGCCAGGCGGTCCAGTGTAGCGACCAAAAAGTTTGCAAACGTTGTAACCTGGTTTGGGATATGAACGACCCGGACCGGCCCGAATGTTTAACTAAGCGGCAGATCGGCCGCGCAACTACCGCCCGTTTACGGTCGGAACTGGGGGATTTATGAACACCATCGACGAACTTAAAGCAGAAGTGGAACACCAGCTCGAACAGGCAATGGCGATCGACTGGAGCAACCCGAAGGCATACAACCCTTTAACCGTGGCAATGACTTTCCGGATGGCAGCTTTCAAACTTATGATGAAGCCGGAGAATCAACTGGCTATGTGGCGATCGCTCATGGATCCGCGTAACTATCGGATCGGGCAACCCCTGGAGTTCGAACAGTGGTACGACAGGCACTACGACGACCTGGCTATCGCTTGGGCGGAATCGGGACGCGATCGGGAGGGCTGCTTCGATCTGGGGCGGGCTACAGAAGACGCTTACGACGAATATGTCGCGGGCTTTGGGGATGGCAAATGAAAATAGCGACGCAGTTTAAAAAAGTGCGGATTAATACCGACACCGATGTCGTCGGTCTAGTGGGTGACACCTTAACCGTGCAATTCCAGGGCTGTCAAGTATCAATAGTTGGATCAACTCCGGAGGATGCTGCAGCGGCGTATAAAAAACTTACAGACGGTCTCGCTCCCGATATGGACAATTGCCAGAAGGTAGTAATGGTTAGCGCTAAATCTTTGGGATTCGCATGACCACAATGGAACCCGGCGAGCTACCCGAAGACCGTATTCGGCGTAAAGCCCGGGAACGCAAGGCCCGACAGCGGGAACGCGACGCCACGCTCGATATGCAGCCCTGGGGCGGGAAGTTTTCGTCCGGGGAACGTAAGCGGATCGCCGCCGGCGCACTGGCCAGCGGTTTTGATGATCCAACCGAGTACCTGTTTAGTCTGGTACTTAAAGATACTGAGGGGTTTAAGCTATGACTGATAAATCAGACGGAGAAGTCCGCCGCGACCGTATCGTCGAGATACTGGGCGAAAATTACGGTAAGGGGTTGGTCGATCGTGCCACTTTGGTGGCTATGCTGCCGGGGTGGGGCAACGCGCATTTAGATAACGCGCTGCACGTTCTGAAAAAGCGAAATGTGGTGTTTAAGGCGCTTGCCGGTGGTTACGAATTGACCACGGCGCCCGCGGGCTATAACGAGCGGTTAGTCGCGGAGCGGAACGCCGGCGGAGCGGTTAAGGTGTCGGCGCTGGACGAAAAGCCAATCGACGCCGAACAGGCCGCGAAGCCCGATACGAAACCGGCGCCAGCGGATCGAATTGACGCCGATGGCTGGCCGAAGGCCTACCCGGTACTGGCCCCAGAGGCGCCGTTGGTGGTATGGACCTGCCAGGGCCCCGGCTGTGGGGTAGTAGTCGACCAGTCGGGCCAGTTGTGCACAGTGCATCAACCGCAACCCACGGCGAAGGCCGACCCGTGCGATGGCTGCAAAGGTCAGGCGCTAGTAAACGGACAGTGTGGCGGGGATTGTTCCGCATACGACGAGGCGCCCGCCGGCTTGGACCCGATAGCGGTACGTAACGCCCTGGCCGCGCTCAGTGTTCGGGTAACTCGCAGCGTGGACGATAAGGAACTTAAACTCGAGGTCCTGGACTACCTGGGGCGCATTCTGGACGACAGTATCGAAGCGGTACTCGTGTCTATTACTGAGGATCTAAAACGATGAAAATTCTATGTGTGGATAACAGCGGTTTCGAAGACTTCCTTACCGCTGGCAAAACGTACGAGGTCGAGGCGATCGGCGTTAACGGGTACTGCATTGCGACCGATAAGGGGCGGTCATGTTGGTACGGGGAGAGTAAATTCCGGATCGTTTGATTCGGTAGTAACAGCCCGCCCCGTGCGGGCTTTTTAATGTTTATTGTTACGCGGTGTTGACGGCTCCGTCATTAGGGCGTATAGTTAACCCATACCAACAACGAATAAGGAAACGCAGACATGGCTAAAGTTACAGTAATCGAAAAACATCTTGTTAACGGGCGGCTTATGTCAATGCAGGCCCACCAATTCGCAGATGGGCAACCGTTGCCAGAGCGGCGTCGGGTCGAGGCGCTACGCTTTCCTGGAGGTGATTGGTGGCACTTCCCGATACCTACGCCGGCGATACGGTCTGGGCCTGGCTGCGGCTGGCAAATCGTTAAGGAAGGCGACGTCCTGGTCGTCCGTTGGGTTCGAGCGGACCAGCGCCACTACGTTATGCGCCTGGGGTTGTGGTTGTGTTTTAAGAGTCGCCAAGCGTCCAAGGAGTATTTCGCCGAAATGTTACCGACTGGAAAATTACGTCCAGAGATACAACCGCAGCTAGTGGGGCGCTCTAATAGAGTGACGCTTGACATCGACTAACCCCGCAAACACTCGATACAGTTACCGGTTGAAACATACCGGTAACCTGTGTGGCCTTTCCTGCATGCGTTGCCCGTCCGGTACACCTTAAACCCCATGGCTCGGGCGTCATCGCGACTAAGCACCAGATCGGGCGTTTCGCGCATTAGCTGGCTGTCGACGGTTTGGCGTTTGTCGACCTCACCAACCGGGAAACATTGTTTGCACTGCCCGTTCTCGACCTTACGATCTGCCAACGTGTTGCATCGCTTACAGGCATTCGTGGGGGTGTACCAAGTCTTACCAGCAGCTAGCGCAATCTGGCGGGGCGACAATTTCGTTCGTTCCATTTCGCAAAAGTGGCACTTGCCGTCGATAGCGCGACGCAGACCAATAGCACCGCAACGGCTACAGCATTCTTCCCGGACGTAAAATTCAGCATCATTATCTCGCGCAGCGGACGGAGTTTTGGCAATTTCAGGCCAATGGTCGCAGGGGACAATTTCGAGCGTTTGAGCGTCATAAAGTAATTGCAACGCTTGGAACGCTTGCTCTGTTCCGCTCCGACTCAAGCGACGCGAACGGGTGGCATCCCGACCCGTTGCAGACACTCCGATAACTCCCAATTCGAATATGGGTTCGACATTAACAACAGGTGCACCAATTGCAAAACCGATACGCAAGGAACCTTTACGGACAATATTATAGAAGTCTCCAGCGTCCATCATTGCGCAGTTGGTGCAGTGGCCGGACTTGGTATAAAACCGAAAACCGTCCCGACTACCTGATAAGAAATCCACACATTCGCCGCAGTGATCGTCGTTATTAATGTCGTATTCTTTAGAGTTGTTGGCTATCGCTCGCTCTTTACTAGTCGGAACGTCGCTATAAAGACCGTTTTTTAATTTTTCAGGTTCGTACATTTTCGCCACCATTGATTTAAAAATTGTCATCATGGACCATAGCAAAGCCGTAACAATACGTCAATATATAAGAAAATATACAAAGTTGTTATGTTTTACCCTGATTTACCCCGTTATACCCCGATACAAGGGTAGCCCTGAAAGCCGCGCCACCGCTGGGTTTGCGGTTCGGTTGCCCCGACCACCCCCAGAACGCCCCTCTATCCCTTTTATACAATACGTTTACTGTTGTTGTGTATATTACTATATGTACGTTATTACTATGTATACAAACCTACATTAAACTACCTTCTATATACCTTCTATATAGTAAATTAAGGGTATAGAGGGTGTAGAAGGTAACAACGGTACATAGAACAACAACTTACGTTACCCACCCCTAGAAAAACCCTGTAGCACCCCGTAGCCGGGCCATGATCGAGCGGGCCAATGTGGTATTATTGGGGCAATTGTTGCGAGGTGGTTATCATGTTTCAGATCAACGATAAGAACATTAAGAAGTTAGAGCGGGACCTATCTGAATTTGCCGCTAGGGCGCTCCCATTTGCCACACGCAAGACGTTGAACGATACGGCGTTCGCTACCCAACGTATCGCCAAAGCGGACGTTAGGAACGATTTGACGCTGCGTAACAGGTTTACGGAACAAAGCATCCAGGTACAGCAGGAACGCCGGGAACTGAATATCCGACGGCAGCAGGCCATTGTGGGTTCGATTGCCGATTACATGGAAGACCAGGAATTCGGAGCGACGAAGACCAAAGGCGGAAAAAACGGGGTAGCGATCCCGACGTCGTACGCTGCAGGACAGGAGGGACAGCAGCCACGAACGCGCTTACCTCGTAAGGCTAACAAGCTAATGAATATTCGGTTACGGAAATTCAAAGGACGCAGAGCCAGTAATCGTAAGCAGCAAACACTGTTCAAAGTCCAAGACGCTGTTACTTCTGGTTCGCGCGTTGTCTTTTTGGATTTAGGTAAGCGACAAGGTATTTTCCGCGTCGTCGGCGGGTCTCGCAGATTTAAGCGAGGTTGGCCGAAAGGTGCCCGTCTCAAGATGCTGCATGATATGACCAGCCAGTCCGTCGTTATCCCTCGCAATCCATGGCTGACGCCAGCCGTTGCCGAAGCGAGCCGAATGCTTCCAGCGTTCTATGCCGATGCGCTACGGTTTCAGCTTCGTAGGTTGGGTATTTTCAAGGGATAGTTACTTCTAATTGACGACTTCGTCAACGCTCCATAAGTGCTTGATATATAACGATAAGGTACTGTGGAGCCCTCCCCCAGCC